TTTCAAAGAAGTCATAGATAACTTGAAAAAACAACAGATTAGTGTAATAATTAACACAAGTGCTGAAGAATCTGATAAGCGTGAGGATGCTTACAGGCACATAAAGACAATTGAATTGATTACAGGACACCTAGAAGGCTTGGCCTCGGAAACTCTAATCAAAGAGAAGAAGTGGAAAATTCTGTAGGGGAAACCCTACCCTCCGTCTAGAAGGTTTCTAGCGATTTTTGAGATGACAAATGGAAAACACCAACCCAACAGGGAGTGAAAGCCTAGATGTAAACCAAGCCGCTTCAGCGTTTGAAAGTCTGATAAGTGATTCTGAGGAAGCCGAAAAAGGCCAAGCCGAAGGTCAACTGGAAGACCAACAAGAGACTGATGAAGTTGAATATTCTGAAGAAGAAGAACAGCCCAAGCCAAGATATAAAGTCAAGGCAAGTGGTGAGGAAGTTGAGGTAGAACTTGACGAACTCATTAAGGGTTATCAACAAGGTGCAGATTACACTAAAAAGTCTCAGGCTCTAGCTGAACAGCGTAAGGCAATTGAAGCTGAACGCCAACATTTAGAGTATGTGAAACAAGAGCGACAAGCATATGCCCAGAAATTGCAAGCGTTGGATAGCTTCCTTTCGCAGCAAAATCAGGGTGTTAACTTAGATGTTCTAAAGGAAACAGACCCCATTGGCTATGCCGTGGCGGTTGCTGAACAGAGTCAGCGAGAGAAGCAATTAGCAGTAGTTAGGAATGAACAGCAAAGACTTGCCCAACAGCAACAATCTGAGCAACAGGCCTCTCTGCAAAACCATCTCCGTCAAGAGTCTGAGAAGTTAACCAGTTTGATTCCTGAGTTAGCCACTCCACAGGGTGATGCGGTTCGGAAACAAATCCGTGACTATGCGAAGTCTATTGGGTGGACAGACCAAGAACTCGGTCAACTATATGACAGTCGTGCTGTGGTGACTTTGTATAACGGGATGAAGTATCAGCAACTTCAAAAGAGCAAGCCAGAGGTAAACAAGAAACTTTTAGCTGCTCCTAAGATGATGCGATCAGGCACTTCTGCCCCTCCTACTAAGTCGTCAAGTGATAAACAGGCAATGCAAAGGTTGCGTGAGACAGGAAAAGTCTCAGACGCTGCCAAAGCATTTGAACGATTCTTTTAATTTTGGAGTTTTAAAATGGCTACATATCAAACATATACCGCAATCGGTATGCGTGAAGACCTTTCGGATGTTATCTACTCGATTTCACCAACAGATGTTCCTTTCATGTCTTCCATTGGCAAGACAAAGGCTACTGCTGTTTTGCACGAGTGGCAGACAGACAGCCTTGCTGCTGCTACTTTGGACAACTACGCAGTCGAGGGTGCAACAGCATCTGACGCTACCATGTCTCCAACCACTCGTGTTGGCAACCGCACTCAGATCGCCCAGAAGACTGTCAAAATCTCTGGCACTTTGCAGAGCGTTGACAAGGCTGGTCGTAAGTCTGAAAAGGCTTATCAGTTGGCTAAAGCATCGAGCGAAATTAAGCGTGACATGGAAACAACCCTGTTGAGCAACCAGACTGCTGCTAACGGCAACAGTTCTACTGCTCGCAAATTGGGTGGTCTGCAAGCATGGTTGAACAGCAACTATGATGGTGGCACTTCTGGTGTTGCTGGTGACTTGGGCACTACTGCTCGTACCAACGGCACTAACCGCACTTTCACAGAAGACATCTTGAAGACTGTTATCCGTGAAGTTTACGCTTCTGGTGGCAATCCCAAAGTGTTGATGGTCAACCCTGCACACAAGCAATTGGTGTCTGGTTTTGCTGGTATCGCTGCACAGCGTTTCATGGCCCCATCCAATGCTCCTACTACCATCATTGGTGCGGCTGATGTCTATTTGAGCGATTTCGGTACAGTTTCTGTTGTGCCTAACCGCTTTATGACTTCTACCAACTCATGTGATGATGTTGCATTTATTGTTGACCCTGACATGGCTGCTATTGCTTATCTGCGCCCATTCCAGACCAACGAGTTGGCTGTTACTGGCGACAATGAAACTACACAATTGTTGGCTGAGTTCACCTTGGAAGTTAAGAACCAAGCTGCTCACGGCATTTTGGCTGACCTCACACCCTAATCTGGTGTAACCCCGAAAAATGCCTCAGACTTAAACCTCTGGGGCATTTTCTTTTCTAGGCAAACTGATAGAATTGCACTATGGAAAACATTAGACAAACTGCTGTTCATGCCGATGGCGAAGGTGGCATCGTTATTCAGACTCGTCAGGATGTGTCTGACATTGTTGAGCAGAACAAAAAAGAATATAACTCGTTTGACGAAAGAGCAAGATGGTCTGACCAACTGTTTGGCAATAAGGTTGCCTCTATCCCAATGACAGTTATTGATGACCTGAACAAAGCTGGAATCATGCGAGGTTTTGCTGTTCTTGATGACAAGCGTTTTGCTGCTTGGTTAAATGACCCAATGAATCGTGCATGGCGCACTAGAACAGGAGTAGTATGAGTTTCGCAACATACTCTGATTTAAAGACCTCTATCGCAGGTTATCTTGCTAGATCAGACTTGACTAGCCAGATTCCAGACTTCATTACCTTTGCTGAGAATCGCCTCCGCAGAGAATTAAGAATTCGTCAGATGCTCAAGTCTGTAACGACAGCTACAGTATCTGGTGATTCAACTGTTGAAGTACCTAGCGACTTCTTACAGATTCGTGATTTTGTCGTTTTGACAAACCCAATTCAGCCATTGAGTTACTCTAGTCCTTCAGCTTTGTCTAATGACCCAAGAGCATCAGAAGTTGGTGTTCCTAAGTCTTATACGATCTTGGCTAACGAGTTCTTACTGTCGCCCCCTCCTGATGGTGTTTATACACTCAGGCTTTTGTACTACTCTGCGCCAGCATATCTGTCTAGCACGAACGCTTCTAATGTGTTCCTTAATGTTGCTCCTGATGCGCTACTTTATGCTGCATTGATTGAGGCCGAGCCTTACTTGATGAACGATGCTCGAATTAATACATGGGGAACTATGTATGACAGAGCGATCTCCTCCCTTACCAAGTCTGATGAGAATACTCAGTACTCTGGTGTCCCATTAGCAATGAAACTTACTGCAAGGTGAAACTATGGCTGAAATGTCTAACTATCTCGAAAATGCGTTAATCAATGTAACGCTACGAGCAACCGCTTACACAGCACCAACAACTGTTTATGTGGCACTTTATACCTCTGACCCAACTGATGCTGATACAGGAACAGAGTGTTCTGGTACTAGCTATGCTCGTCAGGCTGTGACCTTTGGTGCGCCTAGCAATGGTGCGACTACCAACTCTGCGGCTGTTGAGTTTCCTCAAGCTGGTGGCTCATGGGGAACAATTACCCATATCGGTATTCGTGATGCTTCTACTTCTGGTAACTTGCTGTATCACACAGCCTTGGATGCGTCTAAGACCATTGCAACTGGTGATGTGTTTCGCATTGCCTCTGGTTCATTGAGCGTCACATTGGCGTGAGATGGCTGATTTACTGCCTCCGTGGACAATCGACTCGCTAGACAATTTAAAGTCTAGCATTGATGACTTAACACTCACACTCGATAGTCCACTTTACACAACCTCAGTAACCCTATGGGATGCCTATGGGTCTGTTAGCGCTTCTGCGAGCGTTACAGCCAATGCTACAAGGGTTCAGTTTGGTAGTGGGGCAGTAGATGGTACGGCAACAGTTACGGCTGATGCTGTCAGGATTCAGTTTGCTAGTGCAAGCATTACAGGCTCTGCTAGTGCTTCATGCGATGCTACTAGGGTTCAGTTTGGCTCTGGCTCGATAGACGCTAATGCGACTGTTACTGCTGATGCGACAAGGGTTCAGTTTGCTTCTGGAAGCATTACAGGAAATGCTGATGTAACTGCAATTGGCACTCGTGTTCAGTTTGCTGATGCGTCAATTACTGGTACTGCTGATGTAACTGCTCTTGGTGGAATCGTAGCCAATGGCTCTGCTTCTGTCACAGGTAACGCAACAGTAACTGCTGACGCTATCAGGGTTCGTGATGCTGTAAGCACAATTACTGGTACTGCAACATTTACCGCCAATGGTGGCATTGTTGCTGATGCAATTGCGAGTGTTACTTGTAATGCAGATTTTACGGCTTCTGCTTCCGCAATTTACGCAGGAGTTGGTAGCGTTATTTGTACAGCTACGATCACAGCAAATGGCGTGATTCTTGGTGAGAACTGGACACCAGTACCAGAGGATGACAACACTTGGACTCCTGTATCAACAGACTCAAACACATGGACTGTTGTTTCTAGCGACACAAATACTTGGACACCAGTATCAGCTAATGACAACACATGGTCAATTCAGGCTCAAGGAAGTAATACATGGCTACGACAAAATTAGTATTTGGTGAATGGATGCCTGACCAGCCTAGCATCTCTGGTGCTTTGGTGGATGCTAAGAATGTGGTTTCTCAGGCTTTAGGTTATGGCCCATTCCCAACAGCGGCTACATTCTCTGCGGCTGCTTCTGAAAACTTGACTACATTGGTAGCAGGGAAAACCCCTGCAAACGCAACAAAACTGTTTGCTGCTGGCTCAACCAAGATATTTGATGTGTCTGGTGTTGGTGCTTTGACCAATGTATCTAAGACAGGTGGATACACACCTAATGCCTCTGGTGATAGATTTAGGTTTACTCAGTTTGGTAATGCGATTATTGGGACTAACAATAGTGACCCAATACAAGTTTTTACTTTGGGAACTTCTACAGCATTTGCTGATTTATCGGGTAGTGCGCCAAAGTGTAAGTTTTTGACAGTAGTTCGTGACTTTGTGGTTACTGCGCTGACGACTGAGAGTTCTACTGTTTACCCTGCTCGTGTTCGTTGGTCAGGAATCAATGATGAGACTACATGGGGTTCTAGCCAAGTAACGCAAGCTGACTTTCAGGACATTCCTGATGGTGGTCAG